CATGTTGGCGCCAAAAATATCTTGCTCGCAAAGCAGTGGTTGGCTGAGCATCCCAGTCCAGCACCCAAAGAGCTCTGGAAGGTCAAGCGCGATCTTTTCCTTCCGCTGTATGGTGTCACTGTCCCCGCCGGCTACAGGGTTAAGGATTTCCGAAGACCTGAAGAGGGTGACATTTATCTTGGGTTCTTTGGGGCTGTCGTTACTGCCGGATCCAGACAGGACGTGGCTCAGCCTATCCTTGAAAAGATCTGCGAGCATATCGTCCGTAACGTCATGGAGGGCCTTCAGACTTGTAAGGATTGCGGCGCTACTCGCGAGATTGGTCCATGGGTAGAAGCAGACAAGGAGCGAAAGCACTGCGGTAACTGTTTCCATAATTGGAGTGGGGATGGACTAAGGTCAAGAAGATGTACTCAGGATTGTTGTGCCGGTGCTCGCTCTAGTTTTAAGGGTTGGGACTCTATGATTATTGCTCAGGTTGAAGGCCGTGCAAAGGTGGCCGCGAAGAATGGGTAATCCGCATTACAGTTTAGTCCCGAAGGATCCAGACGCCAATATAGCATGGCGCAAGGACATGTTACTCATGGCCGGCTCTGATCCCCATGCCGCGGCGCAGATCAAGCAGATGTGCTCTGAGGACATGCTGTTCTACATCAATGGGTTCTGCCTTGCGGCCGGGACTCTGGTTGTTACTGACCGTGGACTGATTCCGATAGAGTCTGTGACGCCGGCCGACATGGTCTGGGATGGAGATTCTTGGGTTTCTCAAGAAGGCCACTTGCTTATGGGTCATAAACCTGTTGTATTTGCATATGGAATACTTCTAACCCCTGACCACAAAGTGAGGACAAAAAATGGCTGGACCGCAGCAGATCAAGGACATGACCGGGAAAAAGTTAGGCTACCTGACGGTTATTCGGAGAGATGGAAATTACCTAAAGACTACTCAAGCAGCCTGGCTATGTCGGTGCGAGTGCGGAAAGGAGTGGACTACGAGCGGGAGCAACCTAAGGCGTGGGATGGTGACGGGTTGCGGCTGCAAGCGGAAAGGGAAGACTACTCACGGCATGAGCAAGAAGAGCTTGTACCACATCTGGCAGAGCATGAAGGCCAGGTGCTTGAGCGAGAAGAGTTCATCCTATCCCCGGTACGGTGCGAGAGGAATAAAAGTCTGCAGGGAGTGGATGCTGTTCAGCGCATTCGCGGAGGACATGGGGGAGCGTCCGGCCGGTCATACTTTGGATCGCATAGACAACGGCGGGAATTACGAGAAGTCGAATTGCAGGTGGGCCACCCCGAAAGAGCAAGCGAACAATACAAGGCGAAATGTGGTAATCAAAACATCACAGGGCGACCTGTCAATGCAGGAGGCTGCAACGACAGCAGGGATAAGCTACAATGCGCTTCAGAAGAGAATGGAACTAGGCCTTGCCGGCGACGACTTGATATTGCCGAAATACAGCAAACTTCCGAAGTCTACGACCTAGTCAATTGCGGGAGTAAGCATGCGTTCACGGTTATAGACACGTCCGGCCGGCCGCTGCTGGTTCATAACTGCTGGACATATAATCCTAAGTTGAAAGCGTTGGGTAACCTTCCATTTATCACCTATGATTTTCAAGATAAGGCCATGAGCGATATTGAGGACTGTATCAATGTCGGAGAGGATTTTTGCGTACCCAAGTCCCGGGACATGGGCGCGAGTTGGATGGGCCTTACTGTCTTTGAGTCCTTCTGGCACTTTCAGAATGACCTTAGTTTCCTTATCGTATCCAGAAACGAGGACTACGTGGACAAGAAGGGCAACCCCAAGGCCCTCTTCTGGAAGATCGACTACCTGCACAAGTGGCAGCCTAACTGGCTGCTACCTACCGGTAGATGGTTGGGTCAGAAAGATCCACATAGAAAATTATTACACCTCGGGAACGAGGATACCGGCAGTGTGATCGACGGGGAGTCAACCACGGGTGACGCTGGCCGTGGTGACCGGCGTACTGCCATGTTTATTGATGAACACGCGGCTTTCGATTTGAACGACGGGTTTCAAATTTTACGAGCCACCCGGGACACAACCGATTGCCGCGGGTTCAATTCTACACCTCAGGGGAGTAACAATGGGTTCTATGAAGTGGTACATAACACTGCGGCAAGACAGATCAGGCTGCACTGGACACAGCACCCAGACAAACGCCGCGGACTTTATAAGACCGGAGCTGATGGCAGGGTCGAACTGCAGGACGACTTCACGGGGGTCGTCAAGTTCAAGGCCAAGGGCGATGACAAAGCGCGTAAAGTCATGTACCCGCAAGATTACCCGTTCATATTAGACGGCAAGCAACGCAGTGTCTGGTATGACGACCAATGTGCGCGGTGTGTTAATGCAATGGAGATCGCGCAGGAATTAGATATTGACTTCCTCGGTAGTGACTTCCAGTACTTCGATCCTGACTTTATCCAGATCCTTACCGACAAGTATTGCCGGGCCCCGATGTTGGTTGGCGACCTTGAATATGACCATGAGACGCTTGAGCCTAAGCGGTTCACTGAGAATTCCAAGGGTCTTTTGTGCCTTTGGCTGCCGGTGAACCGGAATGGCCGAATTGCAAAAGACCGTAGTTTTTGCATAGGATCGGACATTTCTGCTGGCACTGGCGCGAGTAATTCTGTATCTTGTATTGTAGACCGTGGAAGCGGGGAGAAGGTGGGCCTGCTGAAAACCCCCCATCTTCGCCCCAATTCCTTTGCGGGTCTTAGTATTGCGCTTGGTAATTTCTTTAACCATGCCTTCGCAATATGGGACGCCTCCGGTCCGACTGGTAAGGTTTTCACGCAGAGGATGGTGGGGTCATGCTACGGGAATATGTACTACCGTCGGAACGAGAAGAAGGTCGGGAGGAAGATGACCGATGAGCCGGGTTACTACCTTAATCCAAACGCGAGAGAGACTTTGCTTGAGGATTATAGAGCTGCCCTATCTGAGAGGTCATATAAGAACTACTCTGAAAGCGGCATGAAAGAGTGTCTGCAGTTTATCAGGAGATCCAACGGCAACATTGAGCATTCGGCGTCGGCCAACGCTCAAGACCCCTCTGGGGCAAGGACTGCGCACGGTGATGAGGTTATCGCGGATGCATTGGCTTGCCTGAGCATGAAAGAGAGAGCCGTTGTGGCAAAGGCAAAAGAGCCCACGATACCAGAAGGGTCACTGGCTTGGAGGAGGCAGCAACGTGCGTCGGCTGCTAAAACTGCGGACGGTTTAGGGAGTGGATGGTAATGGCTGATCTAGGAATAAACTTTAATCAATTGAGAACCGCCGTAGAGTGGTCGAACAAGCAGTTCGAGCGACCGCGGGAGAATCGCATAAAGGCGATAAGGGAGTTTGTCGGATTCCACTATGCCGACGAAGGCTCTGACAGGCGGGTGCCAACCAATATGATAGAGCTGGCTGTAACCATCTATTCGAGACAGCTGATGGCACAAACCCCTCGCGCTATGATCTCCACTCCAATCACATCTTTAAAGCCATTCGCCAGAAATATGGAAATTAATTTGAACAAGGTCCCGATAGAGATCGGTCTTGAGAAGACCATGCAGAATGCAGTTATTGAGGCTCTGTTTGGTATCGGCTGTGTTAAGGTCGGTATCGCGTCTACCGGCAAGTTCCACATGGGGCATGACATAGGCGAGTCGTTCGTTGATCTTGTGACGCTTGACGATTACTTCTGTGACATGTCGGCTAAGAGCCGGCAGACTATGCAGTTTGAGGGCAATGACTACTGGCTTCCGGTGGAATCTGCTCGGGCGCTGTTCAATAAGAATATGGATCCTGACGACCACACGGTTCAGGGGGCTGAAGGTGAAGATCGGGCAGAGGGGGTATCTTCCGAGGAAGGTGCCGATCTTTACAAAGAAAAGGTCTGGTTACGGGACGTGTGGTTGCAGGACTCCAACAAGCTGGTAACGTATGGCGTCAAGAGCAATGAGATATTCAGCATTGTCGACTGGGACGGGCCAGAGGGTAGCCCATACCACATCCTTAGCTTCAGCGATGTACCGGGCAACATCATGCCTCTTGCTCCTGTAGCTTTGTGGACCGACCTTCACGATCTTGGCAATAACCTATTCAGAAAGCTGGCCAACCAGGCAGAGGCCAAGAAGAAGGTAGCCGCCTTTGCTGGTGGTAATGATGACGACGTTGACCGACTGAAGGCTGCAAAGGATGGCGAGGGAATTACCTACGCCGGTCAGAAGCCGGAAGAGATTAGCGTTGGTGGTATTGATTCCCCTACCTTGGCATTCTACCTGCAGACGAAGGACCTATTCAGCTACTTTGCCGGCAACCTAGACGCTCTTGGTGGCCTGTCACCTATGTCCGATACTGTCGGGCAGGATAAGTTGATGACGGACGCTGCCGGGGCACGTATCGCTCATATGCAGAGTGAAACCGTAGGGTTCGCCAAGAGGATCTTTAATGCCCTCGCATGGTATGAGTGGACCGACCCGGTACGGAAGCGGACGCTAGACAAACCAGTCGAAGGGACTGAGGTTGTGTTGCGAGTGAACTGGACTCCTGAAACGAGAGAGGGCGACTTCCTCGACTATAATATTGATATCGACGTTTACTCGATGCAGGACAATTCTCCAGCCGTCAAGCTGCAGAAGCTTGGCTCAATCATGCAGCAGTATGTCCTGCCACTGATGCCGATACTTGAGGCGCAGGGTGCGCAGATTGATGCGCAGAGACTTATCGACATGGTAAGCGAATACAGCAACATGCCTGAGCTCAATGAGATTATCAGGTTTGCTGATGGTCCAATGCCTGAGCAGGCCCCAAGGGGTAACCCTCAGCCGGCCACTATGCCAAGTAATACCACCAGGACCTATGACAGGGTGGTAAGGCCGGGAGCGACAAGGAGCGGCAAGGACGACGTTATGAGCAGGATTTTAATGGGCTCTGGTGTTCAGAGCGCAGAAGCAGGTAATTTAACTCAGGGGGTTGGCTGATGCCAGTTTATTGCTATTCAAACAGGGACGGTAAGGTTATTGAGAAGTTATATCCGGTAGGTAAGGCACCTGATGTGCTGAAGGGCGGTTACGAGCGGGACTACGGCGCCGAGGGCGCGACTGTTCCACCGACTAAAGGTTGGCCGCTGGAGTGCATAGGGTCCGGGGTGAATGCCACCCAGCGGAAAGAACTAAGTGACCATCTGAAGAGAAGTGGGGTGCCAACGGAAATAAGCCGTGACGGAAACCCCATCTACCGGGACAAGAACCATAGACGACGGGCCTTGAAGGCTCGCGGTTTGACAGACAAAAACAGTTTTTATTAAGGGGTTGTGATGCAGGACGTTATAGACACAGATAGCAGTGATGACGTGGTCGAAGAGATTCTTGTTGATTTACCCAAAGAGGATATTGATGATATTGAGAAGGCGGTAGAAGCTTCAATGTCTGAGAGTAACGCCTCGAAGGAGCAGGAAGAGGATACCGGCGATGACAGTGAACTTGACGGGGAAGCCCCCGGTAAGGATAAAGAAGAACCGGAACCGGAAGATGACAATGAAGTCTCTGATGGTGACAGCGAGGACGATTCTGATGACGATGAAGTCTCGGATGAAATGCTCGAAAAAGCTATTGCGCTTGGTGTTCCGATTGCTGAGGCCAGAAAACTAGGCTCTGACCTCCTGCAGACTCGGATAGCTGGACTTGAAAAAGAAGCCAGCAGTCAAGATAGTGATAGCGCCGATGATGAGTCTCCTAGTAAGGACCCATTAGAGGGAATACCTGACCTTGACCCCGAAGTTTACGACGAGGAATTGGTTGAAGGGTTCAAAGCGATGAAGCAGATCATCAGAGATCAATCTGCTGCACTCGCTAAGATCGCTCAGGCCGGCAGTGACGATAAGGTACTGTCTAAGCTGGAGGGCGACGCTGCCAAGGCACTTGAGGCCAGTCCTGCAAAGGAAGCTGAGCTGATGGAGAAGGTCAATATGTTGACTGCCGGGTATAAGGCGATTGGTAAGGAGGTAAGTAGTGCCGATGTATTGGCCGAGGCAGCAGGTTCTGTCCTCGGTGAAGAAATCGCAAAGGTAGCGGCAGGAGAGAAGTCAGTCAAGGCTAAGAAGCGAAGTGGCCAGAAGATAAACCGGCCCACTGGTGGGCGAGACGTAGAGTCTAAGGATGTCTTCGATGAGATTGGCGACGAACTTGACCGCAAGTATTTTAACAAAAAATGAAATAAGGAGCTTTTATAATGGGATTGCAATATAGCCAGATCGACGATGCTGTTCTGCTTACGCAGAATAAGCTGGTCAAGCGCGGGGCGTTTGTCGACATGCAGACAGACCTCACCGACCACGTCGCAGTACGCGAGATGTGGAAGGGTCGCACCAAGCAGTTTGATGGCGGCGACAACTGGGAATTCGAGATGCAGATGGATCACAATCACTCCGCTCGTACCGTTGAGCTGTTTGAAGACGATGCATCCAGCCTGACCGATACCATGACGAAGGGTGAAGTATCTCCTCGTCACGTGAATGCTCACTACATTTACGACCAGCGCGAGAAGGCTTTCCAAAAGGGTGGAGTTGCTGTTGTCGACCTCATCAAGACCCGCTACACCGGAATGATGGTCAGCTTCTATGAGCTGATGGAATCTCTCCTGTGGAGCAAGCCGACTGACTCCAGCAACACCAAGGATCCATACGGTATCGCCTACTGGATCACCAAGAACGCCAGCGAAGGCTTCAATGGTGGTAACCCAGCCGGCTTCACCGACGGTCGCGCAGGGGTGTCAACCCTCGACTACCCGCGGTTCTCTAACTGGACGGCTCAGTATGCTACCGTTGCAAAGGATGACCTCATCCGCAAGATGCGCCGGGCCAACCGCAAGACCCAGTTCCGCTCTCCGGTATCTCACGCTACTCCTAGTGTGGGCGGGATGCAGAACGGTATTTACGCCAATGACACTGTCATCGGTCTGATGGAGGAGACGCTTGAGGCAAACAACATGAACCTTGGCAACGACCTTGCAAGCAAGGACGGCAAGACCATGTTCAAGTCCACTCCTATCACCTATGCACCGAAGCTCGACGACGACAGCACCGATCCTGTTTACATGATCGACTGGAAGTGGATCGCCGTTGGTATCATGGCTGGATGGCAGAACAACCTGACCAAGCCTTACATGGTCAAGGGCAAGCACCTTGTTCGCCGTGTTGATCTGGATGCCAGTCTCAACATGATCTGTACTGACCCACGGAAGCAGACCGTCATCTCCAAATAGGTTGGTGTGTGGTTTTTTCTGAGTGGTATTTTTTTTACTAATGGATGGAGATGAATTATGGATCGCAGTGTAAACTCTCACGAAGCTGGTGCAAACCGGATCGTAGAGCAGTGCTGGACCGCCGTAACTGGCGTAATCAAGGAGGGCGAAGCCTTCTGTTATAACACCGACCTTGGTACCGCTACGGAAGCTAACGCTCGCCGTGGTAACCGGGTTGAACGTCCCAGCTCCAGCAACAACCGGGCGTTTGCCGGTGTTGCCGCTCGGGACTACTTCGCGAGCTCTACCGGACAGATGGTTGAACTCAATGTGCCGGGCTCAAAGGGTGTCAAGGTTGCTCTCGGTGTGGATACGGTTATCAATACCGGCATTCTCACCTTCACTACCGGTAGCGGTAGGTTCATCAAGGGTGGATTCCAAGGCCGGGGCTCAATTGCTCCTCGCCAGACAGTTACCGCTGTCCTTGAGACATCAATGATCGGCGCCTGGTCGCTTGCCACTGACGGTGTGACTCTCACCGTCGTAGCTACTGCCGGCATTGTTGCCGGTGACAAGGTCCTCCTGCTCGGTGGGGAAGACGAGGGTACCAGCAAGAATATCGTAGCTGGAGAGTACGTTGTCAGTTCTGTTACTGACGCGACCACTCTGGTACTTACTGCTACTGCGGTAGCAGCAACTCCGGGCGCTGCAGTGACATGTACCGGTGTGGTTTACTCCGGTAACCCGACCTGCATGGCCGACCTTCTCGAAGGTGATGAGAGTGGCGGGGTTGAATTCCTCAGTCCTCCTAACGCTGGCGGCGACAGTCTGGCCTACATGGCCAGCGGGGTAAGCTTTGTTTGTGGGGGTGTAACTCTTGCAGCTGACTCTGAGGTAGAACTTGCCGACGCCACTATGCTCGGTGAGAAGAAGGGCTTTGTTTGCCTTGGCACCATGACCACCAGCGATTTTGTCGTTGATCTGGTCACTGCCAGTCTTCAGCTCGACGGCGCCACTGCTCTTGCAGAGATCAACGCCATTGACGCTGCAGCAGACGCTGTTTACCTCGAAAGCAACGGGGTATGGGCAATCCTTGGTCTTGTCGGAGGTGCAACACAGGCATAAGCCTGAATGACGATCATTAGCGGGGAGGGATGTCCTCCCCGCTATTTTCCTTAATGAAAGGTAATTGTATGGGCAAGGATAAAAAGGCGCCTGATGCCGACAGCACTGAGTCACAGGACGACAAGGATAAGCGTCAAGCTAAGCGCGAAGAAGCTGCACGGCTTGAAGCAGAGGCCAAAGAGGTGGCTAAGTTTAATGTCGACGAATTTGCCGTAGGTGCATTTGAAGTAATGGGTTCAAGGCTGACCCCTGAATTGTGCCGGGTATACTGCGAGTTCAAGCGCCTCAAGGATAAGCTCCAACCCGGAAGGCTTAAGCCTGCCGACTTCGTTACATGTATCATGATGGCTGAGAAAGGCAAGTAATGGCAGAATCTACCCTATCAATAAGTTATTCAGACCTGCTGATTCAGGTAGGTGTATTTCTGGGGTACAACCCAGAACATTCCAACCGGTCATCCGAAGAACAGGCCGAGGTTGATAGGTATATTCAAGCCGGAGTGAAGCAGTTCTACTACCCGCCTGCAGTGCAGGGCGTAGAAGCCGGTTACTCTTGGTCATTTCTGTCACCGACAACGTCCATTATCACTGTAGCAGATGACGCTGCTCAGGACCTTCCTGATGATATGGGGCGGGTGATGGGAGACTTCTACTTTGACGACCAAGAGCACAGGCCATCTGTTATTCAAGTGAGTGAAGGCCGTATACAGTCATGTATGCAGCGTTCCGATGATACCGGGGCGCCTACATTCGCCACTGTAAGGCACAAGGATCAGGTGGCAGGAGAAGGCCAGAAAATGGAAGTAGTGTGGTATCCGGTCCCAGACGGGGTTTATACCTTCCATTACCAGTATGAAGCATTTGGCGGCAAGCTGTCTGAAGCTAACCCGTATCCGCTTGGCGGGATGCGTCATTCTGAGTTGGTTCTAGAGTCATGCCTGTCCGTAGCAGAACAAAGATCTAATGACGAAATCGGAAACCATACTGCTGCTTTTCGTAGCATGCTCGCCTCAAGCGTAGCGTTTGACCGCAAGCAAGGGGCAAAGAGTTATGGAAGAATGGGACAACCTCAAGATATTTCAGTTGCGAGAGAACGCGGTAATGGTTATGTTACTTACAAGGGAAACACATGGTAATTCTGTTTAATAAGGAGTCACGAAATGCTTTCAAGAGTATGTAGTCTTATCAAGATGAGGCCGCCGGCAGTCGAGAATTCTGGGCTGCTGCTTGTTTCAGGTACAACTGTACCCACCGACGGCGCCGCTGGATACCAGACGGGATGTCTGTTCCAGAAAACCGACGGCGGGGCCAACACTTCCCTCTATGTTAATGAGGGCAGCGTAACCTCTTGCGATTTCAACGCCAAATAGGTGAAGAAGTCGCAGAAGTCTCTCACCTTCCCTATGGCGGGATTATCTCGTCGCAACTCTTACCGGAAGCAGACGCGGCCATACTCGACCCCTTGTGCGTATAACGTCAGGGGGGAGGGTGTGCTTGAGTCAAGGGCAAGAGGTGGGAGCCGACCGGGATTGAGCAAGGTATGCGCCACAGACCTTGGCGATACCATCTCAGGTTTGTACTCTATAATGAGTATAGATGCAGAAGGCGCTCAATCCTATAGTCTGGTGGTCATAGCTGATGGCATCTTCTACCGTATCCAAGGTGGTGTGGCTACGGCTGTAACTACTGAACTAACCACATACGATGGCACTCCTATCACCACTGAAGATGGTGACACAATCATATTCGATAGTACAGTGTCTGCGGAGTCCCCGGTATCAGCTACCGGTGCATATTCCGCGGCTATAAGAAACGGCAAGCTCCTCTTGGCCGATAGTGTGTTGATGGAGTACGACCCAATATCAGGCATAATCGAGGAGGTGTCAAGCGACGCGCCAGCAGCTCAACCGCTGGTGGCCGTCTACAATGACAGGGTGATACTGTCGGGAGCTAACAACCTTTGGTACTGCTCAAGGCAGACTGACCCGACTGACTGGAATTACGGCGCCGACATGGGAGATGTTGGCCGAGCCGTAGCCGGCCAATTGAGTATAGCCGGTATGCACGGCAACACTCCGAAAGCTATTATACCGGTAGATAACCGGTTTCTGGTATTCGCATGCTTGAATAGTATGTGGGTCCTCCACGGGGATCCTGCCACCGGACGGCTGCAGAACGTAACTCAGAACGTTGGGGTGATAGCGCCAGAGGCATGGGCCTTGACTCTCAGAACGTTGGGGTGATAGCGCCAGAGGCATGGGCCTTGACTCCAGACGACACTATGGTATTCCTTACCAATGACGGCCTGTATCTGTGGAGAATCGGCAGTAGCTCAGAGCCGGCCAGGTTCAGCGATGAGCGGATCCCAGAAGGGCTGAAGAACGTAGACGCATCCACCAACATCATTTCAATGGAATACGACCCAACAGGGAAGGGTGTCCACCTATTCATTACCCCGGACACTGGCCTTGGCACCCATTACTGGATAGATCTTGACAATAAAGCAATCTGGCCGGTCCTGCTTAGTAGCGGAAACCAGCCGACGGCTATTGCCAAGTCAGATAGCGACAGCCTGCCAGAGACGGTA